CCCATGATCCAACCGACCCACAGAGGGTTCAGCTGACCACCAGTCTTGGATTCCTCTCTCTCTCTCTCTCTCTCTCTCGCAAAGACCTGTCTGGGCAGTTGGTCCAGCCGATTCCGTACAGTCCCGTCCTTGTTGATCGATGTGGTCTTCTGACCCGCAGTATCCTTCCAGTCCCGGCTGTTGGGAGTGACCCACTTCTCTTTCGCACAAGATCCAGATGCGTTTTCTGAGGTGGTTAGCTCCACAGTCGGCAGCAGATAACACTGTCCACGCCGCATCAAACCCGAGGTCGGCCATTTCTCCGAGAACTCTGTCGAGTCCTCTTGAGGTAAGGGCTGGGACGTTTTCCAGGAAAACGAATCGGGGTTCCACTTCGCGAATGACTCGAACGGCTTCAAAGAAGAGCGATGATTTTTCGCCATGTATACCTTCCCCCTTGCCAGCCAGACTGATGTCCGTGCAAGGAAATCCGGCAGCGATCACATCCACGTAGTTTCGCCAGCCTGTTGCGTCAAAGGTCTTTATGTCATCGTGGATATGCATCTCGGGGAGGAACCCATCGGCAATCCTCTGAGCCAGCACCTTGCGGCAATATGGATCAATCTCCACAGCACAAACAGGCGTATGCCCCAGTAGTAATCCACCAAGGATTCCTCCACCAGCCCCAGCAAATAGATGCATTTCCCGCATGTGACACTCCAGTAGACCCTGTAAATATGTCAACGCAGAATATCATAATACATGTCAAACAGCAATCACTCTTCTCATATTACCGCATAAATGCGTGTAACCTAACGAGATACTATCCACGCAGTCGTCATGTACATCCGCAGGAGTCCCAGTAAAGGAATCGATCTCCTCGAAGCATGCATCCGTCCAGCCACCAAGAACATAGAAAATGTTTCCAGCTGATGCCGCGCGGCTAAAAGGGACTGCCCTTGTCAATTTGTTTGACCCAGGTGAACTCCAGGCAACACGCCTTCCGGCCAGATTCTTCAGTTGATGCTGCAACAACCGCTTCCCAGCCGAGCCAGGCTCAACCTCAATTACAATCGTTGTTCCAGGTCCATCCTCATCCGATGTTTGCGAGATTTTTGGATCAACGTCCTCAGCCGAATATTGCTGGCGAATCTGGTCAAAGATGATCACCTTCTCTGTCCCTGGAATCAGGCCCATCAGAGTCCCAACCGTGTAATCCGACCTTCGGCCCACAGTCGCAGCACAGTCCCAACTTCGGCACATAATGAGCCTCTCGGGTATCGGTCCTTGCCATGGTCTGATCCACGATGACTTCATCAAAGCCCCGTCCGTATCGCAAAACAGCCCTTCAACTTCCTGTTTGTAGAAAGCCCCATCATAAGCAGCCTTAAGGCTTTGCACGAAGAAGTCAGGGTTGAACGTGTTGGAATATGATGGAGCATGGATCATCTCAGCAATGCCAGCCTGGATGGCTCGGTATTCCCACCTGTTTTTCCCTCGAGGGGTAAAAGTTGCCCATAACTTACCGGGATTCTTTCTTAAGCGGCCCAGCAGAACTTTATAGGTATCTTCATCGCAAAAGCTGGCCTCATCCATGTACACAGCCCCAGCATTAGTCCCCCGCAGCCTGTCCGGCTTATCCGCAGATCTCCACAAAATTGTCCGGTCACCTTTGACCTTCGTTTCCATATCCGTTTTGTTGTGGCTCATGATCAGGCCAGACTGACCGTAAAGCTCTTCAAACATACGGAACGTGGAGTCTTTGAGGATCGTAAAAGTCGGTGCAACGACAATCGTGAGCGTCCCTTTAGGCTGGTTCATAATCTCGATCACGCCAGCACGAGTCTTCCCAGCACCAACCCCACCCACAAAAAATTTCTGCTTCGATGGAGAGACCCAGAACTGCAACTGCTGTGGAGTAAAGGTACTTACATTATGTATCTGACGACGACCCGTCTTCTCCTTCCGAAGCTGCGAGAACAGGGAGTTCTGATTCATTCGTTCCAGCCGGAAGTCGTCCTGATCCATCGACATATTTTTTGACATTTTCGTTCCCCTGGTACTGCCTCGAGAGTTCTGAACTAATTTCTGCCAGCGTTTTCCCTGCGATTCGCTGCTCAACCTGGTCGTTCGACATCTGCCTGTCCCAGAACTGCAACTTGACCTCAGGTTTGGCGAATTCCATACCCCTGGTACGCTCAAGCCACCATGCCGCAGGAATCCAGTTCCCCTTCTTGGCTGCGTCCAGGATCACGTTTACACAAAGGTCTCGAGTCGCGTTCTGGGCATTATCAAAATCTATTTTTCGCTGTGGGTTCTTCTTCATGTACAGCCAGAGCGTTTTGCGATGCACGCCGATAGCTTTAGCGATTGCACTGATCTCATAACCCATCTTTGCCGACTCAATAATCTTGGCCCAGTGATTACGTATCTTCTTCTGAGGCTGATTGTTAGCCAATCCCTTGCGAGTCAGGAACGCCGGCTTCGTCGTCATCAATTCCAGATTGGCTTCAACGTCATCACTAAAGTCGTAACGAGTATCAAGATTAGGAACCTTAACAGACTTCTTGGGCTTAACTTTAGGAGTAGGCTCGACTTCGGTTTCGGTTTCGATCTCGGCTTTATGAACAGTTGTTTTCGGTGGTCGTCCACGCTTTTTAGGCGTTTCGCCGGATTCAGATGGGGCTGATTTCTTTGCCATAATTGCTTGTCGCTTCCTCGATGGAGTCGGGTTCCAGCGTCTGTTCAATAATGTCCACAACGATTTCCGGCACAGCACCCATTTCCGCTCCAGCAGCGATATAGAGTGCCATTTCGACAGGGTCAATCACCCTATCAGGCTCGACAACGAGAACAGATAAGCATTCATTCATATGTATATATTAACATGTTATGTCGATATAGGCAATCTAAATCGTGTTACTTTTTGTGTTGACATATTCTGTGGAATTGTGTACATTTATGCCATCGGACGTTACGTCTGGTTCCACGGGTCGCCACATGGGTAGGCAAAAGGCTCAAGGGCTTTCGGATGCAGGTTCAAATCCTGTCCCGTGGATTGGCTGCCAGGTCGCATACTTCTTCGGTATGATCCTCAAGACACGCTCGGCCTGGTTCAGCCTTCAAATCCTAAAGATCCTCCCTACCCATGGAAGGGGAATCTCTAAGGACTGCCACTTGCAACGTCATCACTACCTCGGTGCTTCAGAAATTGCCTGTATTTTAGGCATCTCGCCATTTGGCGACAAATTTAAAGTCTGGTATGGAAAAACCCATCCAAGAGAATTCGATTCAACCCCGACAGGCAAGATGCAACTGGGGCTTGATACGGAAGACTTCGTTCTCACCCAGTTTGAAAAGCGGTTTAATACAACCGTCACTCGCAAACAAGAGCGGATGCGTCACTGGCTGGAAGACTGGGCTGGTTGCACTCTTGACGGTATGGCCGTTGTAAACGGCGAGAAAGCCGTGATTGAAGCCAAGACAATTGGCACATCCATTTACAACACGCCTCCCGATTACTACGTCATCCAGGTGCTTTGGCAGCAGTGGGTTGCTGGCGTTGATCAAGGTTATCTGGTCGTCTGGTCCACCAAAGATCTTGCGTTTGAATCCTATCCGATCCATATTGCAGATCACCAGGCCAAATTGACTGAAGCTGTTCAGGCCGGAAAAGAATTCTGGATGAACCACGTTGTAACCGAAATCCCCCCGGAACGAAATACAACTGAACGTCAAGACAAAGAATTACCGGAAGATCTTCTCGAAGAATATTGCCATGTCCAGGACCAGATCAAAGATCTCACCGTCAGGAAAGATATTCTTCGCCAGCAAATCGTCGAAGCCATGGGTTGTCCTAGCGAATTGAAAAGCCAGTCTTCAAAATACCAGCTTGACATCACAACGACACAGACCAAACGATTGAATTCCAAAAAACTGGAGAGTGACAATCCAGAACTCGTGCAAAATTATTTTGAAACCTCGAGCAGTCAAAGGGTAGTTGCCAAAAGATTATCTGCTCGAATTTCCTGATTTGATTTTGAAGGCCTTCTTAAACAAGTCCATCGCTTTAGGCTGACCTTTGACAGGGTTGGCCTTTTCTGTTTCTGTGGGCATATCCATGGCATGCGTATTGATCACGCAGTTTTCCCAAGGTCGTAGCTGCACGGTTGGAGCAGTAGCCGCTGGCTGAACAATCGCTTTTGAACCTGGAACAAGTTTACGAATTTCAGTCTCTGTTGCTGTTCCGTACCTCTCAGTCATCGCCGAAACAATCACATCGTTGATCGTTGTTCTGCCTTCCATGGAAATCAACTTTAATTTAGCCCATAGAGCTTCCGGCATAATAATAGAGGCCCGCCGTGAGGCAGACCTCCTTCCGGTTGGATGATTATTCTTCTTGTACTTCTTGTCTGCTGGCTTCTGAGTCATGTATCTATCCCTTAGAGAAGAGAATCCATTCTCACAAACCAGTCCATTGAAGTCAATCACGCAGCCAGTACTGGGTTACGGATTAGAGCGATCATGTCAAGTGCGGCTTCTGTGAGGCTCACAGGTTCATACTCTAAGTCATCGCTCAAACTACCGTCCATGTGCATCAATCGCCCATCGGAAGTCGGTATCAGCCAGTTACCATCACCGTAAGCGACTTCATCAGGAGATCTTAAGTAAGCCTTTATCCAAGCACAAGGCAGAGAGTCATCGACAAAGTTGCCCACCAGAGCCAGAGCGAAATCCTTGGGACAAGGTTCACCCTCTCTCCAGTTCGACCAGGTCGAAACAACACGAGAATCATTAACAATTTCAAGGCCCATACCGAAGCTAAGAGTAGACATACGAACACTTTCTATCCTACCGAAGGTGCAAATAGGTATCGCCAGACCAAACAAACACCCATCGTGAGTGAAAGAGCTTGATCTGCGCGGATGTATACTACTGAACATCGAGACACTAGTCAAGAGCTAAAGAGTGGGTATCAGGAAAAAGCTCTAAAACATTCCGTTTCTGCCATTCCTGACCACCCTAACCTCTTTTACTTCATATTGTTAACGCGATTGCGAATTTTCGCTTCCTGCCATGGGTCAAGCTGGCTTAACCAGCCCCTTCGCTTTCATCGCCGACTCAGCCATGTACTCCTTGTCCTGGTGAACCTGTGAGTAGACCTTCATGATCATGGTTACGTCCCTGTGTCCCATCAGCTTTGCCAATGTCACAGGATCAACCCCGTTTTGCAAAGCCTGTGTGCAGTATCCTTTACGGAATGCTCCAAGGTGAATCTTGACTCCAAACTTATTGCGAAGACGAATCATCGCATCCTTTACGGAAGTCTTATTCCACGGGTTGCCCTGTGTGTTGACCATAATTGGCCCCTCAGAGCGTCTCTTGGCATAATCCGACAGAATCTCCATGGCTCGATCCGATGCGATGTAGACCGTTCTGGCGTACTTCTTGCCCTTGGCCTCTGCCGCAGGGAACACGATCATTCGCTCATCCTTACGGAAGTGCCGAGCCTCGATCAGGACCAGTTCCTGAGGTCGCATACCTGTATCCCAGGCAAGAATCATAAGATCCTTAAGCGGAGACTCAGGGATGTTGGACTCGATAAACGACCACTGCTCAGGCGTTATGTAATCTTCTCGGGCTTCAGGAGAACACTTTTCAAGATGCTCCACTGGGTCAGTCTCGATCAGCCTGTTTTTTTTGGCCCAGCTAAATAGCCTTTTGATAGCCCGTGCGAAGTTGTAACGGCTGTTGGCCTTCCATGTCCGCTGGCTGGAAATCATAAGAGAAATCTGGCTCAAGCTGACATTCTCTGCCACCGTATCTCCTTTCACGTACTGGGCTAACTTATCAAAATACATACCATACCACTGCCACGTTCGCTCGGAACGAGACGTTTTCATCTCCTCAATGAAGGCATCACAGATGGTTTTGACCGTTGGCTTGTTCGATTCCTCAGGAACCCCACCAGCCATGATCAAGTGCCATTTGGCCCAAGATTCTGCCTTGCTTTCTGCCAACTTTATCTGCCGCTTACCAACTTGTAAGTACCACGCTCTACGTGATTTACGGTAGAACGGTTCATTTCGCGATTCCATAGCTTGTACTCGCATTTACTGCCAGTACAACAGAATATAGCCGTTTACGAACTCTAACGTCTCGCTGTAAGTTCTTATTGTCTAAGGAATGGAGACGATCGGGATCGAACCGACAACCCCCTGCTTGCAAAGCTGAGGGCAAACTGTTGTACTGTATGGGTTTAGGTCATTTTCATCCCGCCGAACAGCTCGACGGGACAAGAGTGAATTTAGACTTCCGACCACCTGACTGTCAAGAAAAATCTTGATCCATTTCTTCAAGTTCTTTTTCAAGTTCCTTGAGAGCAGGTTTCATCATGGCGATTTGCTCGTCGAGAGTCAGATCTAAATAACATTTTAGTAAAGCTGATACGAGAGCTTCGGCTGAGACCTGTCGGCCTTCAAAAACCAATCCTCGTTCAGAGAGTTCGATGCAGTTACGCTTAATGCCTTCGTGTATACGAGGCGTTGATCGGGCATTAACTCGCGGTCCAGAGCTTAACGTAGCCATTACTATACGACCCTTTCCACGTGGGACGATTGAGATTTAGACACAAGACGTTCTTGCGTCAACCAAATAGTAGTCCGGCTCGAAACGATTGTCAACAAGAAAGTCAAAAATATTTTTTCCTGGACATGTCAGCGTTGACCCCTCTTCTTGTAAAGGAATTCTTGTCAGAGATTCGGTGGATAGACATTTCTGGTTCCACGACCTCCTGCGTATTTTTAAGCGTTTCGTGAAAAACCTGAAAATTTTTTCGTATTTGCTGTTGACATGTTTTGCGGGAACCGATATCTTCCACTATCCCAACTGGGGGATGACAAGAAGTCTTAACGAAGGGAGTCCAGCAATGGATTTAAAGAATCAAGCTGTTGTGTTGGTACGTGCAGGAATCGCCAAAAAGATTGGCAGACCACACTTTAGCTCGTACGAAGCAAATTGCCAGATTGAAATGTCGGTCGATCTCGGAATGGTCACTGATGAGCGTTTTCCACAATTGCTGGGAGATATTTACGACCGTGTACAAAAAGCAGTGGATCAGCAGATTGCCGAAGAAGTTGGTCGAGACGGAGTCTCTGCCACACCACCTCCTGCCAAGCAAAACCTGATTGAACAGGCCGCTGAACAGCCAACCGTGATTAAACCTGAAAAACCTTTCAGGGATTTCTTGCTGGCTAAGTCTCAGGAACTGGCTGTTGCTCCACAAGGGCTTGTCAAGCACTGGTACAAATGCTTTGTCGATGGCTCGGAAACGGATTTCCAGAAGCAGGGCAAAGCTCTTGCCGACTTGTGGGATGCTGGTCGCGTGGGTCCATTAGTCATGACGGAACGACTTACTCAACAACCTGTTGTCTGATAAGAACTGATCAGGAGGATCAACCATGCTAGTACTTTCAAGAAACCCTGGCGAATCGATTCAATTGTTTGGACCTGAGGGGAGGTTGCTTGCAACGATAACGTATATCACTCTGTCAAGCACGAGGTCGATCAGGGTTGGCTTTGAGGCTGAACCAGACATTACGATAGTTCGCTCCGAGATTTCGGGTAGACCTAATAATGGGAAAAAACCCGCTCACTCTCGGATGGATAAAACTACTTAAGGATCATGGGATAAACACTGTCCCGATGTCTTCGGAACAGAAAATGCCATTGATTCAAACATCACAATATTGGAGCGGTTTTCCCTTGTCGGCCATGAATGATTTGCAACCCAAGAATATCGCTGCTTTGCCAGGGCTGGCTTCACGACTTCTCGTACTGGACCTGGATGGTCCACAGGATATGATGCGTGCATTCTTCGAAACTCGACCAGCTTTACCGCGAACTTGGCAAGTTAGTACTGGCGGGGGTGGTTTGCACCTCTGGTTCAGGCTACCTCACTGGTACAAGCGACCCATCCCCAACGTGCGACTGTGGCAAGGTACTGGAAAACACGAAGAAGTCCTCGTCCTTGGTGACAGAAGGCTTGCTTCCTGCCCTCCTACTCAGTACGGCTCTGGGAAAATGTACAAATGGACGGGTTCAGTCAACCCGCTCACGGGCAAATGTGGCATCGCGCCGCAGTGGTTGCTCAGTGAAATCGAAGACAAAACGACTCAGAAGAAGCAACCTTTTACAGGATCATTGACATTTTCTGCGTCTCGTTCTCTTGCCCCATCCGATGAGATCCCTGAACGACTCTCTATCTTGCAGAGTTATGGCTTGAGGCTGGCTGGAAAGCCCAATCAGGCTGGATGGATTCCATGCTATCGACCAGGTGACCCGCATGATAGTCGGCCCAGTGCCTCTGTGCGAGTTGATGGATCGGTAGTCTGGACTAGTGGTGGCTCTATGGATTTCTGGGGTGCATTGGTTGCACTCCATGCTTTTGACTCGATTGAAGCCGCAGTGACGGCAATAAGAGGGATTTGATGAATTACTCTAGTGACTATACGAAGTCGGACGAAAAGGCTCCTCGCCACATTATGCCTGAAGGTACTCACCTGGGCAAAATCTTTGCAGTCGTTGATGTCGGGTCTCATCCCAAGACCTTTGAAGGTATCACGAAAGACTCCAGGACGATCAAGGTTGGCTTTGAGTTTCCCCCAGAGACCACAGGTGGTCGGCCCATCACCAAATGGAATGATTACGGGGCGTCGATGTATGCCACTTCCAAGCTACGACAGTTGGTCGAGAACGTGATTGCCAAACCGCTGAATAACACAGAGGCTGGCGAGTTCAGGATCGAATCTATTGTCGGCAAGTTCGTCTCTGTCGTTTTCACCCACTCGGTCAGCAAAAGGGATGGAGAGACGTATAGCAACATTGCACGCATCTTTCCGACAGCCAGCACCTTTAATTCTCAGGTCGCTGAGTACAGTTGGTGCGTTGACGAAGACGAAACGGCTTCTCTACCAGAATGGCTTTCTCGTATTGCAATGCAGTCGAAAGAGTTTAAACGCAAAACAGGTGGGAATTTAAGCCAGCCAGCTTATGTCATGGGGCAACAGGTTAAGGGATCAGAAGTGGACTTCACTCCACCTCCACCAGCACCCGCCCCTCCAGCCCCTGCAAAAGATCCTAATGTGGCTATGACGTTTGGTTTCTAAGGATGTGGGAACGCTCCATGGACGGGGCAACTTTTACTAGGAGGCAGTGATGATGGATGCAGATCAGAAAATCAGAAATGCTTTTTCGGACGCTGAAAAGGCTGTACCAGATGCAGAATTGAAATACACGATTATCCGAGAGGCTTTTGAGTCTCACAAAGATGATGATGAACGACAGTACGAGTACATTTACGAGCGATTGGCGAAGCCTAAAAGGTCTGCTCTTGCCCGTGATATGAACGCATGGTTATATCTACATAAGATAGCACATGAACTTCTGGCTCAGTCTCAGATCTGCTTACTTAATGCTGAAGGTGAAACACCTGGCCCACTACTTGCCCGATTGCAACGCCCAGTGATTAGGTCGCCCAGGAACTGGAGGATTTGCGGCATCTGTGATGGGACTGGTGAAGACCCAACGATTGCTCATTGCAATGGATGCTGGGGACACGGGTATTATGTCTGAGCTAACCTATTCTGCGTTAATGGATTGCGAGTTTTCAACTTATCCGTACCAGGATGAGGCGATTGATAAGATTAGGTCATGGGTCTACGAGGATGATCATAAAGCTGGAATTCTCCAGATGGCGACCGGATGTATATCCGGTGATGCAATCGTGACTATTAACCGTGGAGGCAAGGGTGTTACTCGGTCTCTTCGGGATCACTTTAGGCTTCAGGCTGACCCAAGGGTCAAACCTCATGTAGTAAAGCGTGTCCGAAGTTTTAACGGTAAGCACGTTGAATGCAATGGATTCAGCCGTATCCAGTCCAGCGGGGTCAAGCCTGTTGTTAGGGTTCGATTTGCAAGTGGACGAGAACTCGTATGCACTCCTGATCATAAGATCTTGTCGTCGAATGGATGGGTTGAAGCAAAGGACTCGTCAGGCAAGAGTATCGTAGTCGAAGCAAGCCAACGCAAGTCCGGTGACCGGGAGCCGAAGCCTAAGAAGCGATACAGGCAAGTTAACAAACTTTACTATCACCCGTACGCTGGGAAATGCGTCTCGAACAGAAGAGGAAAGTCTCTAAGGCTTTATCGCGTGGCTTACCATAGGCTTGTGGTTGAGTCTGAAATGAATGAGATGCCCCTTGACAAGTACATTGAATGCTTGAGAAACGGAGACATTGGCAAGTCATGGGTTTATCTTGACCCAGCAGTAACCGCAGTTCATCACGTCAACGGAGATCATACTGACAACAGGAGCGGAAACCTGGCGATTATGAGTCATCAGGAGCATTGGTCTCTTGAAGGCAAACAAAGCAATCACCTGAACATCGGCAAAACGCTGGTTGAAACAGACAATGTCTTTGCCGTTGAGAATGCTGGCTGGATCGATACCTACGACATCGTTAGCGTAGACAAGACAAGCAATTTCATTGCCAACGGAGTCGTTGTACATAACTGTGGAAAGACCGTAACCGTAGGTATTCTGATTCGTCAGTTGATTGAGGAGGGGTTTATCTCTCGAGCCTTGTTCGCAGTCCACCGGACAGAACTTGTGAAACAGGCAATAGACACGTTTGAATTGTGCGGGCTAATGGTGGGTCGTGAGCAAGGTTCCCATCACGGGTTTGCCCTAGGTGATCCGCATGTGGTTTGCACAACCATTCAGTCCATGACCAAGCGATGCAAGCGGTATCAGCCGGACGATTTCCAGTTGATCATCACGGATGAAGTCCATCACGCAGGAGAATCCAATAAGACATACTCATCCGTTTACGACCACTTCCCTGACTCAAAACTTGTTGGGGTCACTGCAACGATTGATCGGCCTGACGGACAGAGTCTGAAGCGTTTCGAGGAAGTCGTTTACAGCTACTCGCTTTATGACGCGATCCATGATCCTGCTGGCCCATTTTTATCACCTGTCAAGTTTGTCCGGTGTTCTCTGGGGGTTGACCTGAGGGGATGCAAAACAACGGGTAAGAATGGCGATTTCGCTCAGGGAGATCTTGGTCGTAAGATCCAGCCAGCCATCGAGCTATTAGCGAACGCGATCAGCAAAGAGATTGAGGACCGAAAGAAGATCATTGTCTTCATGCCTGATGTTGGCTCGTCTATCGCGATGGCTGATGCCTTGAAGCAACTGGGACATGCTGCGGACTGGGTCTCCGGTGATAAGCCTGACCGTGATAGCACGATACAGCGTTACAAAAACGGTCTCACAAAGATCCTTGTCAACTGCCAGATCCTCACCGAGGGGTTTGATGACAAGCCCACAGACTGTGTTGTTCTAAAGCCCACTCGAAGCCGGATCGCATACGCCCAGATGGTGGGTCGTGGTACGAGGCTTTGCAAAGATAAATCAGACTGTTTGATTCTGGATTTCTCACACACGACAGACATGGATCTGATTGGGCCAAGCTCGTTGACAGATTGTGAGGAGGTTGATTCCAAGCGTGCTGAGGAGTTGGTCGAGGAGGGTGTTGATCTGTGGCAAGCTGTGGAGCGAGCCAAGACGGAACGTAAACAACGACAGGAGATCAAGGTTCCGGTTGCCAGGCTGGACATGAGTTATCGGCGGGTCGAGATTAATCCATTTGAGCTTGCGGCTTCATTGGGTGTGTCCCGAGCCATGCTGACCAACGCCAATCGATTCGGAGAGCTTGCGACTCCCGCCCAGAAGGATTTTCTGAACAAGTCTGGGATGGCAGATGTCAATAACATGACCAAGCGTCAGGCTTCGCAGTTGATCGGCCAGATCATTGACAGACGAAACTCGGGGCTGTGTTCGATCAAACAGTTGAACTACCTGATTTCGCTGGGGATGAAGCCTGAAAAGGCTCGAGGATTGCAGTTTGGACAGGCAGCAGAAGCGATTCAAAAGTACAGGTCGAATCAGGCTGGATCGCAAGAGTAAGGAGGAACTCGGTGGAGTACACCCGTGAGTATATGGCAGCAATGGATAAGCGACTGGCTTTTGTGTCGGCTCACATGAGATTGACAACGAGATGCCCGTCATCGGAATTGATGGATGAGAAAGTGCCGTTGCCCCCCTGTGAGTTGCAGGAAATGGGACATGTCAACGGTGTTCGCAGCGCGAAGTTGAGAGAAAGGAAGAGGAGAAATGCTGGAAGAGAACCAGGTTGGAGAGCTAGGCAGAGAAATGCAAACAGGCAACAGATGGTCAACGATAGACGGGGCTACGATCACCCTGGTGGATGAGCCTTATAAGGCTGAGATCTTCTACTATGACGAGCAGGATTTGCATTACTTGACGGTTTACGTGCTTGTCGATGGAGTCTTTGCTAAAGATCAAGCCTTTGGGTTTTTGGAGTGGGAAGGTCATCCATCGAGGAAGCTGGCAATTCAGGCATTTCAATCCTACGTAACAGCACAAAGGGCAAGCTCATGCAGTTGATATACGAACCCAAGGTAAAGGTTGCAACAGTGTCGGTTTTCCGAGACTACGATCTTAAAGATTATGCGTCAGGCATGCACGCCCAGAACACACACAGCTTGGACCACATTCCCGAGTTTGCTGGCCGAGTATGCTACCAATCGTTCAAAAACCCTCGTCCTGGGGGCAACAGGGGTTACATTGGTCATATACTCGAGGTTGGTCATGGAAGCGTCCTGGAACACTCCTACGTGGGCTTATTGATCACAGGTGTTTCACGCAGCCTGACTCATGAGTTGATCCGTCACAGGGCTGGAACCGCGATTTCCCAGCTATCTCAAAGATTTTGCGAACCTGACAATCTGGGCTACATTGTTCCACCTCTGATCATTAGAGATCTTGTTGCGGAGCAATGCTTCAAATCAGAAGTGACTGCTGCGTCTGCCTCTTATGACCGGATGCTCAATGTTTGCACCACAGCTATCAGCCGGAGATGGCAGGATGATCATCCTGACGAGACAGCTGACCGTGAAGCATTGACGTATATCCGTAAAAAGGCTCGCGAAGCCGCGAGATCTGTTCTGCCAAACTCGATTGAAACTCACCTGTTCATGTCTGGGAATCTAAGGGCATGGCGAAATATCCTTGAACAGAGGGGTTCGATTCACGCTGACCTGGAAATCAGGCGACTTGCTGTGGCGATAGCTCGAGAAATCTACGTCTATGCAACAAGCGTCTTTCAAGATATGCACATATTCATTGATGTTGATGGGTATGAGTCTTTACGATTTGACCACAGAAAGGTTTGACCATGGACCATTACATCATGCTGCTCAGGCTTCTAAAACTGATTCAGTTGATTGGCGAAGTCTCGGAAGAGAGGCCTGAATTGAATTTCAATTGGTGGCTTCCTCTTGCAGAAAACAGGCTCAGATTAGAGATAAACGCATCCTCAGGGAGTATAATATAAATGATCAACTTTCAGTTGGAAGTGTTCAAGGATGGGCTTGAAGTTCAGGCTTACAAGGACTTGAGACAAAAGAATCCCGACAAGGCTGATAAGCTCCATTCTGTTGAAATCGATCTGACGAATCGGGTTTTGACACAGAGGGATGCGGAAGGCGTTGCACTCAAACGATATGAGATTAAAGAAAATGGCAAGCTCGTCGGAAAGCGAACAATATACGCACAGTCGAATCAGCAATTGCCCAGAGTACTACCGATTGGCTGATGGGAGGCCTTTCTGGCTGTTCTCAGCAACAGATCTGACCACCACACTGTGGAACCATGGAATTGTTGGCTGGCCTTATCACTGTGCGATTTCTGCTCTGGAACATCTGTTTCGGATGGGAGTCAAAGAGGGTGAGGCAGAAACGGATATGGAGTCGTTCCAATGGTGGTGGCATGATGTGCCAGACACTCTGGGTAGACGAAAAGCATACGACCTGGTAATCATCGAACGCAGAAAGCTGGGCAGATAAATGGCTGTTTACATAGGTTTTGATCCAGGCTTGAAGGGTGGGATATCAGCTGTCAACGAATACGGAGACATCCTGCATGCTCAGTCCATGCCTGTGGTCAAAGGTGAGAAAGGGTCGAGCATTGATTTTCATGCTGTCGCGACTCTTGTGAGGGAATGGGAACCGGACTTTTCTGTGATCGAGAAGGTGAACGCGATGCCTGGGCAAGGCGTGACAAGCATGTTTACCTTCGGCATGGGCTTTGGAGGCTTACAGGCTGTGCTTTGCACTCTTGACAGCCCATTTGCCCTTGTGAGACCTCAGGTCTGGCAATCCGCTGTGTTCAAGGGGCTGGACAAGAAACTGGGCAAAGCTCGCTCGATCATCTACTGCCAGCAACGGTGGCCTGATCAGGGTAAGCTCAAGGATGGCCCAGCAGACGCTTTGTGCGTAGCAGTTTACGCGAGGTCGTTGAAGAACTCGGGAATCATTGACAGTCGTTATTGAGACAACCGGAAACTGTAGGCCGATTTTTGCATCGATTTCGTCGGTGCTATCGCTGTGTTTTGCTGGCGAGCGACTCAGACATTCAAGTTGCAGTGACCCAGCACGACTGATCCAATCGAGAGGCGATAGCAAGCAGTTTCCGAGGCCCATGGATGGGCTACTTTTTTAGAAACTTGTGTAATCCGTACATCTTTTCTCGCAGTCTTCTTCGGCTGTTCTGGGCTGTGGATGATGGCACTCAAACAGGGGAATCTCCGACTTCATTCCACCGCATCCGCATGTTCTGCGAATCTTTTGATTGCCAAACTCGTTTAGAACTGGATCGCCTTTCAAGGCACAACCGTTGAGTATGCCGAGCTTTCTGCCTCTTTCTTTGTACCACTGGGATACGATTGAGGCTCGGGATTGGTTGTTGAAGCAGTTGCGGCAGATATCGTAATCGGTATCGCTCATCTCTCGTTTGAAGAAATTGCAAGTGCCTGGTTCTGTGCATGTGCATGTGTGAGCCATTATGGTGCGACCCTGATATAGGTTTTCGATCTGTCCGGTCCACGCCCTGACGCTTCTGTGTAAGTCACTTCCATAGATATCGTGTAGTCTCCAGCAGTATCCCATTGGTGCTTGATGGGTGTATCGAGGAAACAAGCGTCTGCAAGACCATCGCCCCAGTCGAGAGTGACAGTTTTTATGATTGAAGCTCCTCCGAAATCGACTCGAGGCAAGTAAGTCCATGGGACAAACGTGTAGGGATTTCCCACAGAACCTTTTACGGTGATATGGAATCCGCAAGTCGGCAGAAAATCCGTATTGTTTGGTCCGAATGGGATGCAGACGAGATAGGCTTCATTTCCCTCTTCATCCATTGGACTTCCTTCGTGGTCGGGGTCTTTCTCTGATGGAGGAATCGGCAGGTCACCCCCATAGCCAGGGAACAAGGATTTATCGGTCGCCTTCCATGGGATAGCGTTAGCCCTGTTGCCCCCAGTAATGTACGAGTCAGGACCGCTCCCGACAGATTGCCTGAAGTTGACTCCGATCAGAACTCCATCGTAGTACCAACTAATGTGAACGTACTTGTAGTGGTTCAGCGGTTCTTTAAAGTTGAAGATAAAGCCCATGCTATCGGCGTAAGTTGGATCGCACTCGATACCGTACTGATTGTGGTCAGGGTCAAATTCATGGACTGTCTTTCTGGGAATAGCTGTGGTGTAGACAGTCTCATCGGCAGGACGATCCTCTTCTGTCTTCAGCATAACAGTGTAAGGGTCTGGAATGTTAAGCTGAGGAAGATTGGACGATGGGTCGTAGTCTCCAGGCAACTTTTTCCATGCTTTTGCCACGGCTTTAATATTAAACCTGTCCAGTCCTTTGTTCTGGTTGGCCTCGATCCATCGACCGATGTGAAAGTGGTGACCTCCGCTCAACTCAAAAGCAGATCCAAACACGGTGTTCCCGTTGTCGTCGAGACTTGATTCGCTGGTGCTATCGCCAAAATAACCGTCTTCACAAGGCGTTGAAAATGCATATCCGTATGTAAGGAAGTTTCCAGATCCCAACGTAGCAAAAAACTTTTGACTGAGTTCTGGTTTGAGAACATGATCACCAAAGTGTGCATACCACCCATTAAGCCTGATTCTTATAGCGTTGCGACCGTCAATTAGGATCAGATTGTCAGATCCAGGCTTAAGAAGAATGTTTGTTGCCTTACTAGGTAAGATGTAAGATCCGTATTCAGAACTCCAGTCTCGAATCCCAGGAAACCTCCCATGCAGCATGACGCTGCATTTACCTGACAAGCTAAACCGAAGTTGGTGGTTAATCTTGTTCAAGCTGTCGCCCTGGGGGCCATACAAATAACTCATCCGTATCGGACCTGGGAAACGATTCCATGATACTGGAACGAAATTTCCATTTGAATCTACGTACGACTCAACCGTTTCGCCAAACGAGTGTCCCTCGAACTCAGTTAAACCCCTGAACAGGTAATCAAGACCAAAAAACTCTTCACCGTCGTGTACTGGAGGATTTACAAATTGAGGCCTGTTGTACCAGTACTCTGTGAGGTCTTTCCACCCGCTACGATTCGTGCCGGGATTCAGTTCGGACTGCTGGGTTACGTTGAGGTCAATCTGCGATGTCGAAGCAGAGGCTTGGAAGTACCAACCCGACCACCCGCGAAACTGGTAGACCTTGGAATCTCCGTTCAAGTCCTGAGCTGAAACCCGCCCGATTTTAAAGTCCTGAATGTGCGTTATAGCATCCTTGTCAGGGATCGAGGGGTTGACGTAGTATTGACCTGTGTCAGGATCGACTAGATCGATATAACCAAATTCCATGATGCCACCAAACCCGAATAAGCTGACAGGCCAGCCTGGGTCTTGCGGAGCTTTGCACCCTCTAGGAAAAAAAAAATAAAACCCCGGTGTGAGGATCTCGGGTTACTGGGTAAACCGTACTGACGTATTTTACAGAGGAATTTCCTAAAGTCCCCTCTGCGGTTATCGGTATCCTCTGCGTGGGATCAAAATTGTAAACCGGATCAAAAGAGAAATGCCCGCTTCGAGAGGACGACTTCCTCCAACTGCCAGCCCCTTGATCAAACTGCACCTCTGTCCATGAGTACCTGTAGATCACCCTGCCGGATGCAAAACTCTGGTCAACCTGTTCAGCGTTTTCTTCGTCAATCGAGACCCAGAATGATTCAACACCAGATACATCTGGTTGTACCGACCCGAATGTCGATCCGCTTTTAACGTATGAGCCAGGACCGTAATAGCCTGTAGTGTTTGTGCTTGCCGAGTTCCGGTTCAGCTTGGAGGCCGAAAGTGGTTCGCCAGCCCTAAATCGATCAGTCATGTTTATGCCCCTAGATAAGCAACCTTGCCGCCACTGAGCAGCGAGTTTACGCTTGCGGTTTCGGTAAGTTTTTGAAGGTAAGTTGCCATTTCAGCCGTGTTTGCAGCAGTCTCTTCGGCAGCGTTTAGCCCTCTATCAGAACCAGCGATCTCGTCTCGGAATGCCGCAGGAGAGAAGTAGGTCGAAAGTCGGCCTTGCATAGCCATCGGCGGGAGCGGTTGGAACTTGGCTTCGCGTTCTGTGGACATGGTGATGAATTTCATGACTTCCTTGTACATTTCGGAGTCAGGGACATCGGGCAATCCCTTGCTGAAGAACTCTTTAAGATCGTCGATACTTCTAATGTTTTGAAATGATTCGGCCAACTTCATAAGCCTGTCGCCAACTCCACTGCCAGCCGTATCCTGTGTGCCGTAGACGAATGACCGAGGGCTTCCTGCTGAAACAGCATTGATTCTAGCCTGAGCCTCAATAACGGCTTTTGACATACCAGGAAGTTTCGTACCAGGTCTTGCGATCAACCCTCGGTTTTCACGATTTAGCCTTATCGACCCTTCGACAAGTTGTTGATCTGCATAGAACTTTTTATCTGCTTCCTTCTGGGCGGGAGACTGGTATCCTGTTTGTCGAGCAATGAACTCCGAGATGGAGATAATCGTGTTGCCCATATCCTTTAAGGCTACTTCAAACCCGCCAAATGACTCAATAATCTTAATGAAAACGCCTGTCATCTTCAGGCTGAAGACAACGAGGTCCCTTGCTATGGTGAGAATTTGAATTCCAAACGCTTTGCCATACTCCATGATCGTGCTTCTGGCGTTATATGCGGCTTGCCCAAAAGCGTAGATATAGTCACCAGCACGCGAGATCGCGTAGACAAAAGATGTCAAGGCAGTTCCAAACCCACCTCCAGTGCCTCCAGCACGCATATCTTCAATTGACGCTTTAGCACCTTCCGCAAACCCTTTGAGTTTGTCGTATACGGTAGTCAACAGAGTGTTGCTGACAATTAACAAGCCCTTGGCAAAAGGCTCAACAACACGCCCCAACTGAACGAACATGCCCTCGAACAGACCGAGAATCTTACGCTGCTGGTTGGCAAATTCGTACTGCGTTTTCTCTAAGTCACCTGTGAACGGCATCGTTTGACGCTTGAATTCTGAGAGCATCGACATCGTCCGGCCTTCAAACATCGTCCCAGGCTTGCCCCGTGAGGCATCGTTCTTTGTGATCTGGTCCAGCATTGGAGCAGACATTGTTACGCCCATCCGTCTACCTGGCGTAAACCTTCCAGCAATCATTGACTGGATCATCTTGCCCATGTCATCGACTGAAAGGTTTAACACTGATCCTGCTTCTGCGACCTGTTTGAAAATATCCACGGCAGCCTGGGCCGACTCATCACTGGAAAGCGATGTTGTTTGGCGAACCTGTCCTGCGATACGAGTCATAAGCCTAAGCGAGTCGGTTGCCGAGATCCCGTATCTGGACTGGTAGTCCATCGAAGTGTCGATCAGCTTGCCGGAACCCTTACCCACGTAAACCTTTGCGGCGTTCTCTAATTCTGTCAGGGTAGATGCGGCTTGCACGGCTCGGGAGAGAATTCCGCTCACACCAAGAGTCAAGTTCGTAACGAAGTTAATAATCCCGCCCACGGCTTTGGAAAGCGAGTCCACGAAAAAGGTTAACGCCTTGGAGGCGATATCTAAGCCTGTCATCAATCCTTGGCCGAGCATGGAAACAAATGGGCCGATTACGGGGATTGCACTGCCTAAGGATGTGGCAAACGAAAGACCGATCTGTGTGAAACCTGTCAAGGCTCGAACAGAGTCTGTACCAGCGGAAGTGATACCCTTGAATAGACCTTCGACGCCACGACCAGCAGAGTAAACAGCATTGTTCATGATGTTCGCAGCATCGCCCAGAGCAAACGGATTGCGTTCCGAGCCTGGAAATGGCCGCTGAAATACTCGGAAACGGCTCATCAGGGGCATCTGACCGGGATTGCCGAAGCGGGAAACCATGAGCGGATTGCCCGAGCCACCGCCAAGTAAGCCTTTGGCTGATTGGAAGTCAAAGAGATTCTTGAGACCGAGCTTGCGTCTCCATGCACTTGTTGCAAGATTGCCGATAGTATTGCTGGCAGAAGAGTCTGAGATCAGCTTGTTGCGAGACTTTCTTGCCATCTCTTCTTGCTGTGCCGCGACCCTTTCACTGGCTTTTGCTGCCCTCTCTGCTGCTTTAGCGTCACGTTCCTTGGCTCTGGCGATTGATGCGTCGTATCGTTTCTGGGCTATGCCTTGGTCGATTGGACCAACAAAGTAAGCCGACCCTTGCCGACCTTTCAGCTTTTCAACATACAGTGCATCCTTTGCAGCTTTCATCTCCATTTTTTTATTGAACTTATCCGCTTGAAGCATGGCATGGAGACTGGAAGCGAAGTTGTTCTTGAGGTCGGAGGCAGGATTCCTAAAGTACCCAGTGTCAGAACTGATCCAGAACCCACTCTTATCTTTGCTTTTACCTCCACCTCCACCTGAACCTCCTCCAGATCCACCACCAGAGAGAACCTTGATCGACCCGATTCCTTTGAGTCCTTTGAGGGCTGTGGCGAGACCATCGGCGCGGATTCTGGCGACTGCGAGTTTACCGTTCAGGGCATCCAGAGAAGAAAACAGCTTTGATCCACTGAAGTTAAGCTGAAACATCGAATCAATCTTGGCGTTGGCTTTCGCTGCTACCCTGTTGATCGTGGAGAGAGCTTTAGTCAGTTCGCCGAAGTCTGATCCCGTGATATTGACAGAGTTTGACATGGATCAGCCCTCTATTGTTATTTCTGGGTCGAATTGGACTTTGTCGCCCACCATCCCGTAGTAAAGAAGGTTCTTAAATTCCTTGTACGGATAAGGGTATACGGCTTGAAAATCGTCTGCTCCTGCCATTCTTACTCGGAAAACACGTCTGCCTCCGGCGGCTGGAAGCATTTGCACTACGTAGCCAGTATTAAATGATGGAGTGCTAGTATCCGCAGGGACTTCGTTTACATTGAATGCAACTGTGACTGGAGCGGTCTTTCTGCTGTACCACTTGGCTACCGAGTCTGGTATTGGCTGATAATCGCCCGTATATCTCGTCTGGTTCCATTCCATGTTAGGATTAACTATAAATTCGTGCGAAATTTCGTAGCCAATCTTCCCCGTGATCGGACTTGTAGATTCAGTGATCTCTGCGGAATTATATAATACTCTGCCCCTAGAATACCCCAAGAAAGATTTCTTGTTGACACATCCGATGTACAGACCCTCAGGTGTTAATAGGGGGCCAACTTCTCCGGCAAATCCCGTTGTGCTATTCAAGTCTAACTGTTTAGGATTACCGATAGGACCGGCGTTTAACAAGTCTTTGAGGCTAACCCACGGGTATGACACCTTGAAAGTGATCTGAGGTTCTCTGACAGGAAATCCTGTTGATATTGGTTGAATCCATTCAGGCTTACCCATGTAATCGACGGGTGCGAGCTTGTTCATATTGCCTGGGTCGGACTGGTCTCCACCTGGAGTTCCTTTACGAATCACGATCACGTTAGGATCTATGAGGGTAAACTCCGGTTGCCCGTCAGACCTGGTGGGGACAACTCCCATTGGTACGTTCTTCAGCGACTCCATTCGTAACGAAGGCTGTATGTCGATTTTTGCGTAACGAATTCCATATCTGTTCTGATACGGATCAGGTTGCCAAGTGATATTGATTTGCCAAAACTGAGATCGGATACGTGGAAACGGTTGCTGATAGTTCTTTAAGAAGTCTGTTTCTATTCCATTTGTGGTCGTCATACGGAGTTGCTGCTGAACCATTCGGGTAAACTCAAGAACATCGGCATTATCCTTGTCCCATCGAGTCGTATCCCCGGTGTTGGACATTACTCCAAGCGAAGTCCGAGTCCCCGTGTCAGACACAGTCTTGGATTCCGACTGCGAGTCGAGTAGATCCGTTCTCGGTATAAGCTCAATATCCGTAATGACTAGATTTCTGTACTGGTTCTTTCCATGGCTGCGAAGGTCTTTATCGTTGGCAATATCCGTATCCCAGAACTTATTGTAGTAAGAGTAACGCTCGCGATTCCAACTCAGCATTTGCCTGAGGACAACAGGTAGGTACGCTACGACAGCCTTCTCGGTAGGACGACCATCTTCACTGTCTGCTATAACCTTGCACTTCCATGGGGCAACCCACGACTGCTGGCAACTCGTCAATCCGTTTTTGCCGTAACCTACACGCCAGCCAGTCATATCGGGAAACCAGTAGCGAGTGTGCGACTGAATGATCCCTGGGTCGAGCCATGAAATATCTACATCGTTTGGTTCGTCTGGAATTTTATCAATTTGATTGTATGGGATACCATCTACAGTAGTCGGGGTCGGAGGATTGATTATCCAAAAGGGGGTTGGGTCAGCCATTTACAATTCTCCGGTATAGATCTGGATCAACTTCGCCTGGCGGGATCGTGTTTTCGGACATGAGAGCAGCGATCTGTAAAGGAGTTAAATCAAGAACCTCATGGAAGGACATATGTCCATCGACAACGAGATTCTTGATCAACTTCTGATAATTCATTCCTGAATCACCTTTATGCGAACCGCTGCTCATTCCGCTTTTGGGTCGTTGTCTGGATCTTCTCCAGAGACAGCAATGGCGGCAATCCGCATGAATTCTGCGTAGGAGAGTTCCCCATACAGATCTTCAATCGTGGAATCAGAGACACCTTCGTTACGACCGATTGCGGCTTTTAAGAGTGCCTTCTGGCCTTCGTCTGAGTTGACCAGTAATTGCAAACCTTCGGGGGATGCCACCGGAGTCGGATAGAAAAGATCAGCTTTCAGGGCTTCTTTCATGACATCTCCCGCAACTTGTTTATCCATTCCGATGACCAGCTTTTTGGCCTTTTCTGATGGGAATGGTTGCAGTTTGCGGATGATTGCCTGAAGAACGCCCTGATCGCGAAGTGTAAGCTGACGAACCCGAAAGGTCGCCCCTGCCATCTTGACTTCGATTCCAGAGTTAGCCAATTTGTCGATGTAAAATGCTTCTGACATAGTGAATCCCACCTTTCAAGTGGATAGTGATTAAGCGGAAGGAGCGGGAGCCAAAGCCCCGACAGCCACATACCCTTGGACTATCTGCTTGCCAGACAATTCAACGCTCATAGAGACTTTAACTGCGTCGTCTGGGCTAATCGTTACAGATCCAGTTTTAAAGAATCCGTTAGGAAGCTCTTTAAGGTTTTGAATGTCTGCTATGAGAGCAAACGGGATCTCTGGGTCTAAAGTCGTTTCGACGCCAAAGAAGTTTTCATCTGGATTTTGAAGGGAATAGACGAAAGCAACGCACGGTTCGCCGAGGTACTGCATGATGTCATGCTTGTTTCGGGCTGTGGTTGGATCAAAGGTCATACCAGGACCGGGAGTCTGATTCACAGACGAGGCGATGTAGCCTGTAAAACTGAGAGTCCCAGACTTTAGTCCAGGAAGTTTAACCTTCCATCCATTCTGACAATTAGAGTTAATCTCAATAGTATCTGTGTCCAGGGAAAGCGTCCCTTCGGAAATACAGATGGAAAACCCTACGTCATAGGTGCTTGCTGCTGAGGTCAGGCCGCGAAAGTAGAGTTCTACAAAGCTGTTACGCCCTAGTGCGTATTTGTCAACTGGCGTTGGTCTTGGTGTTACTGCCATCGGAGTCTCCTTGGTGGGATATTAGTGTCTGACTCGGAATTCCAAAGTCGCAGTCCATATGCGGTTGCCTGTAAGGTTGGGCTGTTCGCTGTAAGAGGTGGCTCGATTGAGCAGTGTCATGTCAGCAACCCCGTCAAATTTCTTGCGGTCATAAGTCTGGATCGCTACCGAAGCCAGAGACTCGCAGTTTGCAAGTGTTGTGTGAGCCACGCTCAATTGCAGAAGAGACTCCGTCCAGAGTATCGCGTTTCCGCTGAGTGTCACCTGATTGCTTTGCACCACGTTGAGTGCGGCATAAGGTGGGAACAAGCCTTCAGGAATAGCCCCGACATACATCGGAGCTACTGAATAAGCTGTCCAGCGGTTGACGATCTGGGCAAATGGAATCATCGTTGGTAGGCGATTGTCACAACGGCATCGGCTGTGGAGTTAGCTGTGGCACACGTCAAAGTGAAGTTGGCTGCGGTGACAGCGATTCCATCCAGAGGTGCGCCAATCTGTGCGTATCCGTAAGACGGAACCTTGATGATGTCGCCCGTAGCACCTGTCAGGTTGTCAAAGACAAAATTGATCGGCACATTGGAGTTGTTCTTGACGCTGACAGAGTTGACCTTAGAGATCGTGCCAGTGTTACAAAACAAGTCTGGGAATGAACTGAGCGATACGGTAGTTGTCGCATTGGCCGCGATGCCCGTATAAGTCTTCTTGAAGATGCGGTCGGCGTACATCTGGGTGAGTTCTGTCGCTGTAGGCGAGGCGGGAACCCCTGTGGATGGCCGAGTGACGGATGATAGTGAGTTTGACTGAGTGACCGTGGATGTGCTATTCACATCAGAATCGGTCAGAGTCATGCTGGTAGACGCGCTGATTACGCCGGAAGCTGTGATGGGCATGGAGGTTCCCCCTGTAGTAGTACCGTTACCTGTTTCAGATCCAATTGAGGTTGGCATTTACGAGACCCGCCTCTAGAGACGATTTTTGTTGTCGGAAATGTACGGAACACGAAGACCACGGTTGTAAGTGACCTTGAGGGTCGCTTTATCTGCGAGCGATTTAAAGGCAGCTGGAAGTTTGTCTCTCAGGTAGGCCTTGTAGACTCCCTCCAGTTCCTTTGCGGTATCAGGCCAAGCCAGTCGTGATAGATAGGGTCGTGATGGATTCCATTTTGGGCCTTCCCGCTTCTCGCTCTTGGGGACAGACTGCCGTTTGATTTTCTGGCCCGAACCTTCGCTTTTAGGTCGTTTGTCGCCAAACCCGTCGTTCCCCTTGGAATACCAACCCGTTTCCAGGTAAAAGCTGTAATACTCAAGGCGACTGCGTTCAGATCTGTCTACAGCCCGAGGATTCACTTGAATGATTCGAGTTCCAATGGACTTGTTCTGTCGGGCTGGGTAGGGCGTAATGGCCGAGTTGTCGCTGAAACCTTCTCTTTGGATCTTATCTCGCCATGCGTAATCTGCTGGCTTCTTGGCGGCAAATCTCTTCTCGTCGCTGGCAGAATTGCTGGCTGGTCCTGGGAATTGACGGGATTCTACGCCCCTTCGCCAGTGGATTGAATCTTGGAGAGTTCCCGTTCTGCGTGCAGGGGCTTCGCCTGGTTGAGAGGACGGTGGATACTTTTCGCCCAATGATGTCTTTACTATTCGTACGGCATGTCTTGCGACAGCATCCAAGGCAGCGGAGTTAATCTTTTGAACCTGATTATTGTCTGAGATCCACTGCTTCGAGGCCTTTTGGGGCATGCTCTGGCTGGAACCGGACGTTACGCCGCTCTTTGCGATCTGATTAATCAGTTTCATTGCGGAGTTAATATCCATCAGGATGTCTCCACTACGCATTCAGCGGTTGTGTGATGGCTCAAAGAATTCCAGTCATTACATCTTACCACGTTATAAACATATGTTCCAACCTTTATCTGATTGCGTGCCGTAAGGTTACGCGAGCCTTTAAGCAGGATGTTATGCGTTGCAGCAGAACCGTCTTTGGCATCTTCACGGTCAACACCACCGGATCTAGGCTGGACAAGGCATTTGACTGTCAGAACGGGTATCCAGGATTGATACACGCCGCCCTGAACATCCTTTAGGGATTGCAGTTCGCTGATTACGGCTGTCTGGTTGAGGAAGTCGTCAAATGCCATTGACTGAATACCTCACGTAAGGAGCTAAAAGGTTAGCAACGGGATGCTTTGCTGTAAGAAAGGGTGTAGCACCAGATCGCGTGTATGAGTAGTCGCCAATTCTTTCGGACTGGAGCGACCCATCATACTTTGAAGAAGAGTACATCCCGTTGACCAGCTGGGCAATTGCGAGTTTTACAGGTTCTGGGCAATAGTCAAAGCCACCCGTGTAATCGACTGTGTAAAAATATTGCAAACTGTACGGGTTATCTTGCTTGATGAATGACTTAAATCTGTTTATATATGGATTGACGAATGTAAGCACGCCTGTGGATGGCTCGAGAACGTATTCGAGATTGATGTCCAGCTTTGTTTCGGTCAGGTTTGTTTCGCTGGAGTTGTAGCTGTCCACATAGCCGCAGGAATCGCCCTTGACAGGGTCTGACTGCTGGTAGATTGCGACTCGGGAAACACTTGTAACTGGTGTTCTGCGAAGGTAGATCCGCTGGCTTTGATTGATAACGTAACGCTCGGTGACTGTGTCCGATAGGAAAATCCGATTGCAGAACTTCTCTACTAACCTCGACGCAGCATCGATATAAACCTGGACCGTAGCAGATGGAGCATCCGCTAAAGCAGGAATGTACGTCAGGCATTCGTTTAGAGTCAGCAGAATATCCACAAGCCCTCCTTAAGCTCTCGAACCCCAAGGGACGACCCGAAGGTCGCCCCAGAGGGCCGAAAGGTGGGAATCAGTTGGTTCCCTTGGTCTCGATGGCAACATCAGGTTGCGGAACCGGAGTCAGGTTCGAGTTGTGCAGCAAGGCAACACCGTAAGTGGCTGTGCCAGTGGTCGCTACAACACGCATGTAAGGCTTGCTCACAAAAGCGGTTGTGTTTGACACTTGGACAGCCGTGTCCTTGCCTGGGTGGTTGACGCTGATTGCCAGAAACTGGTTTGTCGCAGCTGTCGTAGCAGATGCAGAGATTGCAGCACCAGGAACAGCAGGGACGGCAGTGATCGGTACGCCAAATGTGGTTGATACCTGATAACCGACCGTAAGGTCAGTCCACGTGGAACCATCGGCTGATTCCTGAACCTTGATTGCCGAGGATGCAGCTAGAGCGAAGTTGACCAGAAAGGTCGCCCCACCGAAGAGTCCGTTGGCACTGTTTACCTGAACAGACGAGCTGTTTCCCGAGGTAAACACAAGGTGCTTGACTTGAACACCACTTAAGAGCTGATTATGACGGGACATATGGTTCTCCTCTTGTGCTTATATCAAGATACCTTGATGAATTTGCCGTATTGTTCTTGGATCGTGTCTGCACCCCAACGCAAACGGAAGAGGTAAACACGGCGATTGTTCACGGCTTCGATTTCATTTAAGACCCGTACAGATAAGCCCATACGAATCGGCATGAACACGCCTTGCAGCGATCCGAAGAACGCAACTGCGTTACCACTCGTACCCTGAAGAGGAGCGAACTGGCAGTAGCTGATTGGGAACCCGTCAATCGAGTCAGGAATCGGCTGGACGATGCCAGGGAAGTTCTGACCGCTCTGGAACAGGTACTGACCGTTGGACGCTTTGAACAGGCTCACAGTCTTCGCTGTTTGCTGGTGCATCACGAAGCTGAAGTTTGGCTGGGCGTATTGAGGCAGAATGCTGAACCGCATGGATTTAACCGTATCAGCGTCCAGCGTTGAGCTAGAACCAGATGCAGTCACGAAGCCGAATTTACCTGCCTCGCCACCCGAACTGCTGGAAATCGAGTTCCAGATACCCCGAGGTTGGCCTACACCCGTACCGTAAGCGAGGTGCTTTTCGTAGTGGAGATCAAGCCAGGTTTGCAACTCTTGATTGAAGTAGGATTCCAGATTGAATCCTGAGTCTTCCAAGAGCGTGTTGGACATCGAAATCCGGCCCATGTACTCATGAACTGGGATCGAGACTTCACCAAAAGTTGGCTCAAGGGAAGCACTTGGTGTTCCGGCTTCGCCTGTCCACATACCCTGAATCGGGCTGGTATAGACATCGTCGCGGAAGGTGGTACGCAGCATGACAACACGGTTGCTATTGGTGGTGATCTGACGAACACGACCACGAAGCGTTGTTGGGGCTGGCTTACGCTGAATGACTTCATTGAGCATGTCAGGTGGTACGAAATAGCCAGCACCTTCGTCGATGCCTTCGACCAGCGTCTTAAATGTCCGAGCGTAGTTGTTCTTGAGCTTGTCTTCACCGAAGTGGAGGAAAGCCTTGAAGGCTCGGGCGTATTCTGGAGTCGAAATCGACTTGTTTTGTTTCTCTGTCAGGATGCCCAGACCATCGTCTTGGACCTCACCTGAATCCGAGATCGTTGTGAACCCAGCAGAGCGTGTTGAGCCACTGTAAGGCGTGCCAACAGACTTGTTTGTCAGGTCGCGATAGGAATCGAGGTTTACGGAGTCGAGGGCGTCGGCTTCGTCGATTTTGGCTTTGAGCGTAGGCAGGGTCTCTTGCAAGATTGCCTTGTAGCGAGCTGTCTGGTCGTCGTTGCGATCTTCGTTCAACCGAAGTGCTTCAGCCTCAGCAAAGGCACTTTTGAACTCAGCACGCAATTTTGGCGATGCTGCCATGGGATTACTCCTTGATGTAGGCGCGAAACGCTTCGAGAAGGTCGTTTAATGGGTCTTCAACTGCAACTTTTGCCTGGGCCGGAGCTTCGGCGGGTTCTTCTTCCGATTCGGATTTGATTCCGGCATCGACAAGCAGAGTTTCAAGCATTTCGTAGGACGCTTTGACCTGGGCGCACACTTGGGCCAGTAGGTCTGCCGTTGTTTGAGAGATCTTTCGCCCAGCTTTGAAGGACGAGATGGCTGTTTGTTCGTTTGCACCGAGTGCGACTGGAGAGATTTCCAGTAGTTTTGCTCGTTTGATCAGGCGGGAACCGCTTTCGGCTCGCATCAACTCTTCTTCGGATGGGCTGTATCCAGCCTTCTTCCAATAGTCGAGCGTGTCTTTCTTCGTCATTCGCTTGATTTGCAATGGGATAATACCCACCGACAATTCCTTGACAACGCCTGACGTGATGAGTTTGCGATCTTCCTGAGCTTTGACCGTATCCACCAGAATTGCCTCGAGGAACAGCCCTTTGGCATCCTCAAAGAGTTCTACTGGCTTGCCGATAGGATTCGCATGGTCGTGATTCACGCCACCGATAAACCCTTTGGACATAAACCTCTGGATATCAGCCTTGTAAGCACCTGGGGCAATAATGTCGCCATGATAATCAAGGAAATGGAATGTCGAAGCATAGCCAGCGAACCCGCCAGAGTCGGAATTATCAACCCTCGGTGCTGGAGCCAGCTTGTAAACCAGACTTAGTTCCGGTTCAGACACGATATTTTCCTCGCAATGGATAGATACTCACCTATATATATTAACAGATAAACAATTGTTGATGCAAACTAAATCTTTTCCGGTTCTGCCGTGTAGTCTCCCGCACGAAAAACGCTCACTGTCTTCAGGTATTTGTCGTGGGTCTGATCGGCCAAGAGGAGTTTTAGTTGCTGACGGAGTTCGTCCATGACCAGGTCGTCTTCGCTACTTAACTGCATTTGAGAGGCATGTAGCCAGACGCCCAGAAGCGATTGCAATCGGGAGTGATGCAGGACACAGGCTTGAAAGCCTTCGTTATCTTGAACGTCAATTTGCTCGAGATCGACCAGTAGCGAATCAATCGGAGACTTTTTCGTGACTTCATCGTCGCCGTCTGGTTCTTGAGGCATGTCTGATAGTCCCTATTGCCAGAGCGATTGTGTTGAAGATCAAGTACAGGTAGAAATACAGCAGGAACAAAGACCAGGCTACCAATTGAGTTTCGCCCAGGGGATTTCTTTACGAGTCCAGCCAGCCAGATCGCTAAAGGCCCAGGAATCACCCTCTTTAAGCATGCTTTCCGCAGTTTTCTTGCGGATCTTGAAGCTACCAGCGGGCATCCAGTCGGGTTTCGGGCCTGAGATCCAGTCGTTGCCCCATGAGTTCAGGATCACTGCGGACTCGTCTGAGAGGTCAATCCCAATGATGATCATCTGGTGCGACCATGAGCCTTTAGGGGCTGAGAATCCGTTTGCATCACGCTTATAACTGAACCCCTGATCGGAAGCGACTGTGACTGGGTAGCCAGAGGTAATTGCACTGACGAGTTCATCCCACTCGTCCACCTTGGCGTAAGACTTGATTGGGTGGAGCTTTGCTGTAGGCTCGAGGTCGTCAGGAACACCTTTACGGGCATAACTTGAGCAGCAGAGGGCTGCACTGTAATTTGTAAGATCTACGGATGCATATTTCTTACGGGGGAGAACGCCGTATTTCTGCAAATACTGGGCCGCCCAAGCTCCGACAGAGCCTTCCCCTGAAATCCTACCACCACCAATTTCGACACGACTTCCCCAGTAAATGGACATGCAGTCAAGGCGACCGGGATTTTCAGCACCTTTATCTGTTATGTCTTCGGCCACAAGAATTTCTGCCGCCATAGCAGCACCGTTAGCAACGCATGATCCGCATGAACCCTGATTGTAAATCCATTTGTCCTTACCCCAGACCATGTCCATGTACCTTGTCAGTATGACAGGCCCAGTGGGAGCGGAGTCCATGAGGTGGGGGGCAGTTGCGGAAAAGCCTTGAATTCCGTTTTCGGAGACGATTCGAGCGACTTCCTGTGGGTCTTTATGCCAGCCGAAGCCGAAATTGAGAGCGTCATAAGGGGTCATTTGCTCAACTCCTCACAGGCTTTCTTGATTTCAGCTAATGCCGCCAGCAGTTCTTCGCGTGTCTTGTACCCCTTGCTTGCAAGCAGATCGCCAAGAGCCACGCCAGACCAATAAGTCCGAATCCCATTATCGTCAGCACTCTTTGCCAATACTCCGATGACCTGAGCCATGTCGAGGCCCAACGCTCCAGCCTGTGCTTCAGTTATCTGTATCGATTTGTCGAGGGCTAATGCCCCTTGCTTGCGTTTTGCCTTGTCAGGCACAGTAATGGTCACTATGGACCAGAACTCGTTTGCAAGGCCTGTCAGGTTCGGTGGAACGGGCTTCTTTTCAGGGTCAGTTTCCTGCCCGTCATAAGCCTTGACTGTTCCAGATTGTGTTCCAACAACATACGTCCTGCCTCTATCTACAAAAACAATGGAAACTTCCGTCACCGGAGGTACATTGAAAGAGGGGATCGAGGTCTGCCCAAGTAGCATCAGTGCAGCGAAAAGCATAATCAATCCCACCCTTCCGGTTTGTCCTGGTGTTCCCACTTCTCATACCAGTCGTCATCCATAGACCAGTAGAGACACAAGGACAAACCGATAAGAATTCCAAGTATGATGTATCCGAAAGTGGCGAACACCCGTATCACAGGCCAGCTGTCGCTGCGGCTACTGCTTTGGAAATAGCGTCTTCACGCTGAACCATTGCGGCTTTAACCGTTTCCTCGTTGAGGCTCACGACTTCGCCCCTGGCGAGTTGCTGAAGCAGTTCCTTAATCACTTCCACGATCAGTGGAGTCATCAGGCGTATGATGAGTTGGGTAAACATTATTTGCATGCCCCGCTGGGACAGATGTAGATGTAATTCATTTGCGTTGCCGCTGGCTTGCTGTGGAAAAGCGATTTCCGTGGGCGGCGACCACCGTTGTTTGGGCGAGGCGGCAAGGTAATTAATTTGGCAGGGCGTTCAACCGTTACGATTGCTGCCGTTGGTTGCTGGACTGGATCGCAATTGCCTTTTGGGCATTCCGGCTGTGCGGCGTACAAGAAAATGGCTTCGATAAACATGATTGCTCACCTTTCAAGTGGTTGGGATAGATGGAACCGTTTGACCAACCGGCACTTAGATCACCTTACCCTTCTGGGGACGGAGGTTATTTCAGGTCGATTGTCTCTTCTTTGTCAGTCGAAGATGATTTTGATGTCGGGGAGGAGTTGGATTGCCGCTTCTCTTTGAAGCTCTTCACTAAGCCCGCACTTGCATATATCACAGCCGCAACGCTGTATAGCAACTCTGCCCAGCTCAGATCGACATTCACCAAGTTGGCCCCCACCCAGTTTGTTGTGACAGCAATTGGGCCGATCACCCATCCCACATTGGGGTTCAGGAGGTCGAACGAGGGGTCGGGTGTTTGCATCGCTAAGATCCGTTTGGGGTCTTGGGGTGCGGTGCGGTCGTATGCTGACACGGTGGCGACGGAAGACGACATTTCTAGGCCTCTTCATATAAGCATATTATAACCTGTTACTCGCCCTCTTGTAAATACTTCATCCCGACCTGATGAGCCTTAAGCAATGCTGCCAAAGCGGATGCGACTGAAATCACGACTGCTGCTGCCGGACCTACATAAATCTTGCTGAGGTTCTCGAGGATGACAGTCAGAAGGGTTAGAATCAAAGCCGAAACCGAGCCTGTTCCGAAAGCCTTTAGGAGCGTTGATTTAAGCTCTTCGACGTTGATGTAGCCCTGAAGGCTCGGCAGATTGTTCAGTTCGTCTTCGCTCATGTCACTCCCCCTGCTTTACGTTGAATCCAGATTTGATCATATGTTCTGACACAGATTCGATGCCGGTTTGGTGGATCACGTAAACTTCGGCCAGATAGCGAGCGAAGGTCTGCTGGAAGTCCTGGGTGGTTGTGATCACCAACTGCTTGCCCGATAGAAGCGTTTCCAGTTCAGCCTTGGCTCTAATGCCTTCCATTGCGAGCGACTTGTGCATTTCTGGAGCGTTGTAGCCTTTGAGCCGCACATGCTGCCGTGTTTGCATGTCAAAACCCAAGTCAATCATCAAGACAGCGGTATCACCATCGACGATGCGTTCGAGTCTGGCTGCGTAGGTGTAATTGACAACTGGCGGCATCAGATTGGCCTTGGTTTAGGTGGCACTGGGATAACGCTGGGATTCCAGGTGTAGTCTGGGTCATCCAGATAGTTCTGAAACACCGGAGCAGGCACATTAACGAGCTGGGTGACCAACTGGGCGTGCCGTCTGGAATCCACTGCATACCGTTCAATTGCTTTTTGCCGTGCGAGGCGTTTCGCCATTTCTTCAAGGCTTGGCTTTTGTCTTCTCATGAACCAGTCCAACAGTTCTTTTCCGGTCATTTTAGCCCTCTTGGAACGGTGAAGCAGTGGCCCAGGACGATTCCAACACCGAGTGCAAAGCTGAGACTGTGCTGATTGACTTCCCAGATCGCCTCGCTCCAGGTTGTGCCGCCGCTTTGCCACTTGATCAGATCAACAATCAGCAGCACGATTGCAACTGTGATCAACACGACAAAGTTCTTAGCAGCGGCACTAAAGGTCATCAGATTGGCCCGTTGGATGTTCCGTTGGATGTGCCGTTGCCGTTGTTTGTTGGCCAGAGTGGTGGCAGGGATGCGAAGAATTCGCCCACGGTTGGAAGTGCCTGTGTGCCTGCCTGAACAGCCTGAACCATGCTATAAAACAAGCTCCAGATAGTGTCGCGATAAGCGATTGCGGCATCACCTTCAGACTTGTAAGTTGTGATGTTGCTCAGAGTCCAGCTTGTGGCTGAAAGGATGGAATCGTATTGCTTCACGGACACCGCTTGATCGAGAAATGAGCCGATGCCGTTGCCGATTTCGGTGAGCCTTTGAATTACATAAGCCTGTTGTTCTTCGGCTGTCAGATTAATGACCGTCCACGTATCGCTCACGAATGTGCCATCGAAAGCAAAGCTCTGAGAAAGCCGCTGTGTGGCAGGGTTAAACGATGGGATTGGCGATGGGGTGTATGGGTAATAGCCGTATGTGGCTAAACTCGCATCGTCGAGGGCATTAAAATTGCTGACAGTCGTGAATGACTGTGGTAGCCACTGTGGGCCGGAGATTTGACCGTTTGGATTGACTTGGCAATATTGCATGACTGCGCCTTATGCGTTGGGGTATGGGGCTGTTGGTACGGTTATTGTGCGAGCGTATTTGGTAATTCGGATGTCATCTAAATAGCCATCCATTGCTTGTTTACCGCCAGTTGAATCTGCTGCAATAGCAAGAGGACGTACGTTGTCGGCAAAGATCGTCTTTGTTACAGATGTTGTTGTTCCGGTCTGCACGCCGTCTAAATACAGACGTAGATTGCCGTTTTGTCGTACTGCTGCAACGTGATACCACCTACCAGTTGACCAAGTAAAGGTTGCGCTCTGAGTCAAAATGAAAGACCCACCGCCCGCTGCATAAAAATATAATCCGGTAGAGACTGCGTAAAAGCCCCACCAGTTCCCTGGATTGGATTCCGGCCAAGTTGACTGCCCAATTAACTGATTTTCATATCCGCTTCCATTGCCGGGTGGAGCAGTCGTAAAATAAACCCAAGTCTCAATTGTAAAATCACCAGAAATTGAACCAAAAACCGTATTTGGATTGTTTATTTTTATGTAATTCCCGAGGCCATTTACCGCACTATTTGTGTAAAAATAGCCAGAAGCTCCACCAAACTTGCTCTGCGCCGTGCTGATCTGAGCATTGCCATTCACAGTCACTGTTGCTGCATTTGGCCCGCTGTCCACAAAACTCGTGCTGTTATTCGCCCCGTCCATGTGCAGCAGGAGCGAAACGCTGGAGAAATATGGGTCGCTTGTTGCCGTCTTTCGGGCATTGCGAATAATATTGGCTAACATCAGAAGTTTTGACCTCCCACATACCCTTGCCAAGTCGTTCCACCATCGCTGGTGAAGAACGCAAAGCTATCCACCTTGCCGGATGTCGATGTGATCGTTGGAGCAGTGCCAGAAGCCCATTTAATCGACGAAGGCCAAGTGACTGCCCGAGCTGTACCATCTGCGGTGAAGATCAGGGTAAATGAGCCGCCGGAACCGCTTGCAGGAGGGTTGGATATCGTCAGGGTGGTGATCGCGGCATTAAGTGCGACTGTGAAGATATTCGATGTTTCAAGGTTTAACGTGAGTGTGCCGGATGAGATCGTTGGGCTGGAGACAGATTCGGAATAGTCACGAAGTTTGGCTCGGGTCAGCTCGTTATCCTGTAGGTTTTGCGTGCCTGTAAAGCTGTTTGCACCAAGTTTAACATCAGCCGTCAAGAACCCGTTTGCATCGAGGCCAACACCTGTTCCAATCCTAACGCCCCCCAAAACGGATACCGATGCTGCTGGCAAAGTGTAGGAGTATGTCGAACTGATCACACCGCTAGAGATTGCGATGGATGTGCCATCAACCTTGACTCCACCCAGAACCGTTGTGGTCGCTGTGGGCAAGCTGTACGATGATGCGGAAGAACTGATAACCCCGCTGGCAATCGTAATTGTTGTTCCATCGACTTTGACCCCGCCCAGAACCGATGTGGTTGCTGTAGGCAAGCTGTATGCCGATGGCGTTCCGCTAAGGTCGCCGTAAGCTGTGACTGCTGCATAAGACAGGGATGTCCAGGCTGTTCCTGCGGCATTGCCAATTTTGAATTTACCAGTGTCCGTCTCGTAGCCTAGTTCGCCCGGCGAAAGCGTTGGGTTGGCCGATGTCCAGGCAGAAGCAGTGTCACGCCGAAGTTGTATCTTGCTCATCCTGTTGCGGAGCCTCCATCAAACGTGTTGTCGCTGGTAGATGCCGACCCGCCATCAAAGATTCCACCGCTACTGCCAATTCCGGCATAACGAGAATCAGCGTAACCCTGCGTAAGAATCGAGTATGCAGTCATGTTTGGGGTGCGTAAAGCTGTTCTGCCGAAATTCTGGAAGATAAGCTCTGCGGATTCACCCAAGGCTAGAATCGTGCGGTAATCGTAGGCTTGCGAGAAGGATAGATTAGAGTCTGTTTCCGCCCACGAACTGCGGGCTACTATTTGAAACTGCGAAGGTCTTCCAATTGCTGTACTGTTGGAGTAAGTGACTGCCTGGGATAGCTGATTGATCGTGTACTCTGCGGAACGGTAATAACCTGCCTCTGGAACTTCTTCGTAATTGGATGGATTGTACGAACCTGTTGCACCAGCAGTGTATTTACAGCGAATGCCACTGGCTATATGAGGATCATAAAGCTGAGTGGTCCCCTGTGGTCGCACACCTCCGGTTAATTCAAATGTTGCGGAAGTGATCGTATTTGCATTAGTCTTTGTGACAGAGTCCAGGAAAATCTCGCCATACTGCCCGACCATGACCCGTCCTGTTTTAGAGGAGTTGGCAGAGCCTGTATCGTTGGAATTAAATCCAATAGATTTGTATTGTAAAGCCGCAGTAGACGACGAACTTGCAAGCAAACTACCGTCAAATATAGTCTTTGTAACCGTACCCGATGTGTTACTTGTCAATAGCCCTCTGGAATAGCCCTGAATGGGGCCACAGGCCGATGTAATGGAACCGTATTTTGGGAACTGAGATAACGTTCCTGCGGTGGTCTGCGTATCTTTCCAGACCTGAATATAATTGGCGTCTACCAACGTTGTCACATCGTTCGCAGTGAGCGTTACATTGCCGGATCGACCATTGAACGTATTCGTGATCGTCTGCGTGCTTGCCAAATAACGTGAATCAGCATATCCTCTGGTTAGGATCGAGTTTGCCCCATAGAGCAATGTCAGGGTTGTCGGCATCAAGAGAGTAGCTAAAGCATGCGTCCCGTTATTGGCAAGCTGGATTCCAACTTGGTCGTCAGAATTCTGACTGGTCAAACTAGCCGAAGTTGAATTCCCTGTCAGATCGCCAATCGACCCAGAAATCATGGACAATTGAGTCCGCTGATTCGAATGAGTGTCGCCCGGTGCAAATGTAACTTGTATGTTGTCTCTCTGGGCGTACAACTGGCTGAGACTGTTGACTGCGAGGTCAGACGAACCAAGAAAAACACCCGATTCCGAAACTTCCAGAAAATGCTCGTCGTGCAAAGCGTTTGTCGATGTTGTGAGGCAAGCCAATCCAACTTGAAAAGAGGCTGGCTCCGCACCGTTTGTGGTACTGTAAAAACCGTTGTATTGCTTCTTCGTGTACGACCCGCTGGTATAAACCTGAACATCACCTCTCACCCAATTCGTGCCGCTAATCAGCGTGCTATTGGCATGAGTGATATTTGCCAGCGAGGTTTGCAATCCATCAGTTAAACCTACGACATTCCCATTAGCCTTTTTCAGAAAGACCTTACCATCTGCTGTATTTACAGCCAACTCACCCGCCGACAAACTGCCAGCAGAAGGTGTTGCACCAGATGTGGAGGATCGCTTTAACTGGATGGTCTGAGCCATTATCAGAACGTACCCCCATCAATTGTCGTTGATGTGCCAAGGATATCCGTTCCAATCGCCAACCCTAAATTTGTTCGAGCCGCCGATGCCGTTGTAGCACCAGTGCCACCATAAGCCACGCCAACCGCTGTTGCTTGCCAAGTACCAGTTGCAATTGTGCCGACCGATGTCAGGCTTGATCCCGTAATTCCACTGCCCAACGCACTAGAAGTCAGAACCGAAACACCATTGATACGGTACTCTTTGCCACTTGCAATCGTTACATGCTCAGACAGAGTCCAAGCACCCGTGGCCGAAAACCAGTTGATCGTCTTGTCAGTTGCACCCTTTAAAGTAATCCCACCGCCGTCAGCAGTCGTATCAGTGGGCGTTGCAACTGCACCCAGTTCGATATTTTTATCATCCACGTTCATGGTCGTGGAATTGATCGTAACTGTTGTGCCGTTGACAGTCAGGTTGCCCGTGATCGTCGTATCACCAGAAACAGCCAGCGTGCCTGCAACTGATGGGTTTGTGTTTGTCAAAGGCGTATAGGTCAGTGCCGTTGTCACATCCGAGGACGTGAGCGTCACATTGCCTGTACGGGTATTAAACGTGTTGACGACATTTGTCAGATTGGATAATTTGCTCGTCACAAAAGCTGTGGTTGCAACCTTGGTGCTGTTATCCGATCCAGTCTGCGTTACGGCAATCAAATTGCCTGAGAAAGTCTTGTCGCCAGTGATCGTTTGCGTTGAGCTAAGGGTTAAAAATGCTCCGGGCCCAGCAATAGCCAATATCGACGAGGCTGACCCTGCCGTGTCGCCAAAGCCGTAATATAGGGTGTTGTCAACTTCGTTCATCGCAAGCTCGGCGTTGAGCAGGCCTGATGGCGCACCTGTTGCACCCGATGTTCTTCGCTTGATTCGGATTGGATTTGCCATCAGAAATTTCCTCCGTCAGTGACAACTGACTGCTTGATGTTTGCCCATTTGCTGATTGATTGGTTGTAGCTGAGTAGATCGCCTTGCGTTAGGCTGGATAGCTGGACATCGCCAAGGCTTGCTAAATTCGAGCCTGCTGCCCCGGTTTGCCCCGGCTGCCCTTGTGGGCCTGTCGCCCCTGTGTCGCCCTTTGAACCCTTCTCGGCAACGCATACCGAAACCCGATACGTATCCTGAACGGGGGCTTGAACGCTCACCTGATTTGTAGGAGAGACAACAACATTCACAGGAGGTTCGAGCCGAACCCTGACTTGGATTGGATCAGCCACGGGGGATCACCAGGAAATTGCCAGCGAGACGGGTTTTCGTGATATCACCATCTGTGAACGTCATCCACCACTTGTAGCTACCAGCACCAGCAGCAGTCGTCTGACTGTCTGACCACGTTACCGTAACCTTCCCTGTGGTGGAGTTAGCCGAGGTCGTTGCGTTGTAGGTCAGGTTGGAGGTCTTGAACGCTGCCGCAAATGTCATGTTGGCTATGCTGATCGTGCTGGAGCAGTCCGTTGCGGGAGCAACCGTGACCACCATCTGCACATCGTCTCCGGCGACTGCCGAAATATTGAGCGTTGCTGGGAGTTGGATGAAATCTGGCATCCTTAGGAGACCTCCTCGATGTCTGTCCAACCCTCGCGTGACTCGTATTCTTCCAGTTCTGCCAGCAAGCTCACATAAGACTGGACTAAAGCCTTGTTCACCCCTGATCGACTGGGAGACAGGGAATCGCTATTGCGTTCGCCCTCGATCTTGGACCGTTCACCTGTGCTGGCAGGAACCTTTACCGAGCCGATGTTATCGCCTTCAGAAACCGTTGTTTTAGCTGGATCAGCCTGGGGTAGAATCTCGTTGCGAATTTCATCCCTAGCGATCCCAAGCGAGTCAGCATCTGGTGAATCAGATTTGCCGTAGCCAACGATATCGCGAGACTCATTAATAGTGATAACTCCACCACCGAGAAGACGAATCGCACGATTGGCTGCAATCTGTTCACGGTCATCAAGCTCCTCAACTGGCGAATAATCAAATGTGAACTTGATTCGACCGGACCTCACGTCATCAGGATCTTCAAAGTCGATCAACAGCTGATGCGTCATCTCGTCCGCAAAAACCTTCTGCAACGGAATCAATCCGTGGACGTATGCTGCCCTGATGGCATCTGCGTAGGTTCCGTATGCACCCGTGTTGTCTGTGTTCAGCCCCAGAACCGATGTGTTCAACCCCATTGCCGCGAGAACCGTAGCCTGTGCCGACTTGGGAATCTCTACCAGACCGATCTCTTCCGGCGTGAATCCCATCTTGTGCAGTTCGTAAGCACCCGTCAAAACGGTAGGGTCTCCACGCTGGTCACCTGTGAGGGCATCCTTGAGCCGAGATTTGATCGCCTTGGCGTCGTCCTCTGAGACCGTGAAATCACCCTTGGGGGTCGCGATAAGCCCAGGAACCGCAAAATTGCGAAGCAGAGAGGCTGTGTAGGTGGATGCCTCGTTTAAAACAGCAATCTCACGCACATGGGCGAGCAGAGGACTCCAGCCGACCCGATCCTGATCCATGTCGATATAACGACGGATGTGAATCACCCTGTCCGCAGGAACGTCCAGCATCTTCCCGTTGATGTTGTATCGCCAGGCTGTGAGGTAATCTGATCCGTCCGTTGGAAAGAGGGGAGAAACCTTATCAGCCCTCCAGATCTTCAACTCCACTGGCTCGCCCAGGCGATTCTTGATCTTCTCGATCCAGACATTGCCGTAACAGCTTGCATCCCTGACATATGCACCGACAAACGCTGCTTCACCCACATAAGGGTGAGGACGACGTAACAATGTCAATGCAGGGTGATTATGGATCGGATCTTCGATTCCTTCGTCATCCACTCGCACCACTTGTAGATTCGGGACGGACCAGTTTCTGGCAAGCCAGTCGATACCGGAAGCTACCGTGGAGTTCTTCCATAAACCCTGGATAAGCATTTCCGTGTAATCGTACGTTGTTCCTGGCAACCAAACGCTATAAGGGCGATATCCACCACCCAGCCCACCCCAACCGGAGTAGGGCGTTTTGCCGCGAAACAGCGATTTGAACGATCCATATAATCCCATACTCATATCATAACATAAGCAGGTGTGCATAACAAGATGGGAGTGAGGGGGAGGCTTTTTCTGTTTTTTATTTTTTTCTCTTTTAAGAATTCTCGACAAAGCGCATGGCCGACACGCCTGGGGCCACGGCTCCGAAAAAATCGCGAAATTGTGTCACATAAACTAGGTGTCCATGTCATGAAAACACCCTGGAAACAAGTAAAGCACCGGCCTGATCGGCCGGTGTGAAGTGGTTGAAGCTCAGAAAGCAAAGCACCGGCCTGATCGGCCGGTGTGAAGTGGTTGAAGCTCAGAAAGTAAAGCACCGGCCTGATCGGCCGGTGTGA